TGTTTTAAATTATCTTTTATATCTTCAGTAGCAGTTACATGGTTAAATGTTGCACAGAAGCCAAATTCCTTCATTGCTTTAATATGACTACCACGAAAATTTAATCTTCCGTACTTATTAACAACCTTCATATAGTCATTAATACAGTTAATAGTAGGTGCATCGAGATACTTTAAGCACATTGCAATAGCACAACACTGACTAATACCCCATCCAGCGCTTTCTTCTTCTGGTCGATGCAAATAAGGAAAATCTCGTAAATATACAAGATTACCATCACGGGCATAGGGTTCAATACGTACTTCAGTTCGTAAACCATCCCAGTGTTTATCCAAAACCCACCATTCGCCTAAACCAAAACCAACCTCTAAATATGTATAGCCCTTAGTTCTTTCTATAACACGGCATCGTCGAATTAAACGTTTTGGAGAAATCTTTGCTATTTCATCCGAAGACAACTCATTGTCAGGTAAAGGACGTTTTTTTAAAGAGGTGTGGCATTTTGATGTAATAAATACCCAACCCCATTTAAATTCAGGTGGCTTATGACAAAACAGTTCTAACTCTGCTGAGCGTCGCCTAGAAAGGCCATGAAAAACCTTACTACCTTCTTTGTTCCATTTATGTAATTCCTCTTCAGCGACCTTTGAGGGGTCTTCTAGGGCATTTATACGTTCAAGTAACTTTGAATTGGAAAGAACATCTACTCCCATGTTTGAAGCAAATGAAAACAAAGCATCAAATTGATTTTGATTTATAGGAGCTGTAATTAAATTGGAAACTTCTTTCTCTAAACTACTTACTACCTCAGATGATAAATATGCACCCTCGAAAAGACGGATAAACTCTAAACCCGCCTCAGAAAGATGAGTTATAGGCACTAGCAGCCTTCTATAGCTTTAGCTATATCTCCTCCGAGATTAGCCCCTGTTTTTTGACCAAACATTGTTGCCCATCCACCAGCTACCCAACCAATGATAGGTATATTTGAAAGCGCAGGAGCTGCTTGAGCTCCGACAGAGGCGCCTATAACACCTCCTGTAGAACCGCCAGCTCCTTCTGCCTTAATACACGCTATTTCCTTAGCAGTGAGTTTAGAAGCATCATCACCACCATCTAGATGGACTTTCCCGTTCATCGTATATTCTTCATACAAATCGACAGTTGTAGCACCCTTACTAAATAAGCCACTAGAAGGTTTAACAACATTCTCTGTTTTCACCATCACCTTTGGATCATTAGCGTTATATCGAATCTTATAGCCATCCTTAGTAGCCTCCATCTCATATGACGTGTAACTACCGACAGGGAAATCAACAACAGGTAAACTTCCCTGGTTTATTAAGGCACCCATTAAGCCAATATTTGAGACTCCGAGAAAGGTACCTAAACCGAGAGCTGTCCAGTTCATGTTGCTCCGCCTATACATCTAGAAACTAGGAATTGAGAGAGGTCTTGTTATCCACTGTAGTGATTTTAATAGGCGCTTGCTCGATACGCAATGTTTGAGTAGGACCTACTTGAGACATCTTTTCAATTAACCGTTCAAAATCAGCCTTACTAATATCACCTAATCCACCCTTTTTCTTATCATCCATCTTCATGGTTCCATCACCTTTTTTAGATGCTGTCTGAAGTCCAAAACTTGCGAGAGCGCCTGTAAATACTGACGCAACGAAAGTTATATCTTTAGGAGATTGCTGCCCCATTCCTGGGATTTCGATGTAATTTAACGAAATGATAAATCCACTCCAAACGACAACGCCAAGCCGCACAAAAGTGGACAAAATTGCTAATTGCTCTTCTTTATCATCGATTCCCTCTTTTAATTTAGTAAAAACGCTCTTTTTTTTCTCCTCTTTTTTAGAAGGTGTCGGAGGAGACTTAGCTACATCATCAGTCATCGTATAGTGGCAATACTTACTAAGTTTACCCCTTAGTAAACTTATAAAAACGTTACGCTAATCTAATTAGTAACATGTGGAAATTATTGCCCTTATTGTTTATATTTAATGCCCCAATTGCTCGTGCTGGATTGGTGCATACGTTGTCTACATCAACCCAACTTCAAGTGAATGGTGCGGCAACGGTTTCAGAAAGAATTGGAAGCACCTACACTGTCTCTGGTACAAATATCAAAGTTGGAACAGGGAACAGCGACGTGTTTGGAGGTTTAACATCTGGGTCAGCTACAGCCGCAGCGACAATGAAGGCTGGTACATACGATATTAATACAGCAGGAAGTGCATTTTCATTCTCAGAAAGCTGGCTCCAAGGGGACGCTGTACCTGCAATAGGATCGGGCGTCGATGTTACCAGTGGTGTTGTGGCTGATATGCCTGCATTTGGTGAGACAACGACCCAATCTGGAGGAGTTGCTGGCACACTGGCAGGTACTATTTTGAGTTCAGGTGTGATGACGATAACCGCCGGGGGCGCAGGTACAAGTGCCACGGGGCAATTCGTAAGTACAATATCGGTTGACTAGTCATGAAGCGGCTTTTAGGGCTGTTTTTATTATTTCCAACGGCTATAAATGCAGTTCCCGTGGTCCCAAATTTTCAATCCGGGTCTATGACTTCCCACACGGAGACAACAACAAAAGTTACGGAGGTAATAAACTCAATAGATTATCAAACTGGATGGGAATACACAGTCACAGGAACAAATATAAAGGCTGATGGTGCTACGCTATTACCGCCATCAACTTCAGTAAGTAATACGATGGATGGCGTGACGACAACTTGGAGTTCGTTAGATGCAAATAATGTTCCTAACTTCTCCATAAAGAACCCAGACCAATCATGGCAATTCACCACAACCCTATCTCAACCAGGGATGGTCAATCAAACCATAATAAATCGCACGACAGATATGACAAGTGTGACGGACACGGTCTCAACTTTCAGTCAATAAACTACCTATTAATACTATTAATTGGAGCTAATAATTTTTTATATACCTCAAAAGCAGAGACAGTCGGTGGTGTATCAGCTACTGCTAATCCAGTTGCTAACTCATCTGGCTCGGTAACGAATCAAGCAATTCAGGTTCTTCAGGGTCCGTACATAACTAATACTTATGGTGGAGGCGTGTCATGTCAAGGACCTACGCTTAATTTCACCCCCTTCTTGACTGGTCTACATTCTTTTAAAACACCATACGAAGCATACTATAACGATCCTGTTTATGATACGTCTACAGATGAGGATGGTAATCTAGCAAACCCTGGAGAAATTCTTTACTATATGCCTACAAGAACAGGTCAAAAACAAAATAGTAACGTTAGTTTAGGTTTATCTGCTACCTTATCTATACCACTTGATAGACGTTTACAGAAAGGATGTCTTAGAGCTGCTACAACACAAACAGATTTAAATCAACAAATACTAGCTAATAAACGTTTAGATTTTGAAATGGCAAGGCTAAAACACTGTGGTGAACAAACAAAATTAGGTGTAACCTTCCATCCGAAGTCACCTTATGCCTCAATTTGTGCCGATATTATCGTTCAGAATGTAAACGTTATTCAACAACATAAACATACTATTTCTTCAGAGCAGTCCTCAAAGCCCGTATCGCCTGATTCCGATCTCTCTGAGCAATCATCCGTTCCCGCAGAGACTCAATCTTCGGAGGCTTCCCTCTCAACTTCTGAAGCTTCTTCATTAAAGTCTTTATCGTCGGCTTTATCACCTTCAGAATCAAATCCGCTAGGGGTTTGGCAAGTAGGGCGGATGAAGTCGCCACAACAGCAATAGAAGCAGTAGTTGTTACAGCTCCAGCACTAGGTAAGGATGCTACAACTTGGTTAATAATAGGTACATCTTCGTAAAGAGTTACACATCTATTGTTTTGAATTTCATAACCACTGATCTTTTTCTTACCTCCTTCAACTTTTGTTCCTACTACAGGAGCTTCCCTTGGAGGACAAATAATATTTGATGTATTAGTCGGTATATCCCCAGTAGGAGGTATTGCTGCATCAGTATCTGTATCGTTATCAGTTTTATTTTCAGTGTTTGGTATAACAGGCACTCCTGCTGGTTTAGTTTTTAATACTTGTTCAGGCTCAAAATCAATTGGATTAAAACTTGGCATAGAGCCATCACA